CCCTCAGGTGTTGTAACGTGCCGACTCCAATGTGCTACAGTAGTATCCCAATTTGGTTTTCCTAAAATACAAGCATTTGTTGGATTGATTAATTCTTCATAATCATCATAATTATCTGGTTTACCTCTACAATCAAATACATAATCAGAATCTACATCTTTAGGATCCATATCACCTTCAACTACTTTAAAATGACCTGATCGTAAAATACTTTGTTGCATTTCCCAAGGACAGAAATGCATAGCCATCCTATCCCCAGGAAATGGATGAAACACCTCTTTATTTTTCTTACCCCAACCCTCATATAATATTCCGCTTTTAGGAGTTGCATTTATTTTATTATGATACCAATTAAATCCAGTAGCAGCCCATAATAATCCAGGTGGTTCTATTACTGTTGCTTGACCAACTCTCTCTGGTGGTATCTCTGGATTGTATATTAATTCTATTTCGTATTCTGATTGTCTTCCATACCAACCACAATATAATGCTGTAAAACATCCTGCATTACCACCACCAACTACTGTTATTTTCTTCATTTAAAACCATAATTGAGTGAGGTTTCTTCGCCCCTGGTATAGAAACCTCAAAAGATTATTCCAGAGCAGTCTAGGTAGCGATGCCTTGACAAGATTATTATAGCATAAAAAAAGACCTCCTGCAAGAGGAGGTCTTTGGGGTTATATTAACATCCCCTCATACATATGTAACCATAAATTCCTCGTGATTTATCTCTTACACCTTTAGTACGGTATTGTCCAATAAATCTTGATGGAATAGCAGGTCTTTTTTTATTTACTTGTACTTCCTCTTCGGAACATTGAACAAAAAAAGATTTGCCAACAGGAGTTGTATCCCAAGGGTATTGTGAAATTCTACCCTTCCTTAAACTTTCAAAGCGATCTAAATCACTATTATCAAAAATTTCGAAATTCATAAAACATAAATTTATAGTTCTCTTTAATTATACATTGGAATTTTTAAACATACAAATATTAAACTTGATCAACATTCGACTTCAGATCGAATTAGACCTTTATTGGACGTTAATGAACTTCTATGGACAAACTTTTTTGACCAACGAAATATTACAAATACCCCAATTTGCTTAACATAAAAAAGACCCCCTGCAAGAGGAGGTCTTTCTGTAAGAAATATAAGCGTCTGGCTTACATTAGGTTCTTAACAGCAACACGACGGTAGTACCTGTTCTGGTTAGCAAGTAATCCACCAACACCTTGGGTTGTTCCCTCGGCGAATGGGTTAGCAACTAAGCCATAACGGGTCTTAAATCCGATTTTTGGCTGGAAGGAGTTCTCTCCGACTGCGCGTACCATCTGTAGAGGTACATATGGGCAGTAGAATATTCCTGCGTCATAAGGAGATGATCCCTTATAACCAACAACATAATACTGATTACCACCTGTAGGTGCTCCATTAGCAGCAGTGAGGTTAGCAGAATAAGGATCGATGTATACACGATACTTACCTTGTAGTACACCAGCGAAGGTGTTACCTGTGTCGTCAACCTGAAGGTTAGCGTTAAGTGCAGGAGTATAATCCAATACACCAGCCATTGTCAGTGCAGATGCTACATCAGCAGAGCACATGATAATGTTGCCCTTTCCGCGACGAGTTCTTTGTGCGATTGCGTTTGCGTCTCTTTCAATCTGGAACAGAAGTCCTTTGAACTTCTCAACAGACCATCTTCCGTTTGAGTCGATGTCTAAGTCAAACACACCAGCGTTAGCAGTGTTTTGTACAGCACCTTGCTCTGCAACCTTGTAGATAGTACGGATAACTTCGCGGTTAATTTCAGCGAGGATCTCTGTGCTAAGGATGTTTGCAAGTTCTGCTTCTGCATTCAAGCCGTGAATCGCCTTAAGGTCTTGAGCCAGTTCTAAACTGTACTCTGCCTTTAGTGCTCTTGACTTGGCAGTAACGGTGACTTTCTCGATAGAGAATGCCATCTGGTTGAACGCTACGTTCGAGGTACCTTGAAGGTTCTCAGCGTCTCCAGTAAGCATACCTTCACCAACGTTATATCCGCGAGTAGACGCAGAAGAAACGGGGTTAAGTACCGATGGGTTGTCTCCAGACTGTGAAGTTGTACCGAAACCAGCGTTGCCGTCTTCGAATCCACCTTCAAGTGCTCCGCCTTTATTCTGGCCGGAGAATGCTGTATTTGCTTCGTTATAGAATGCTTCAGTTCCACTGTTAGAAGTGTAACGTGAACGCATAGCGAAGATTAATCCAGTAGGACCACTCATTGGTTGAACACCAGCCAAGTCATAAGCGACTAGGTTAGGCATAGAACGACGAATGAGGCTGATCAGTACAGGGTCGAAACCTGCAACTGGACCTGTTGCTGTTGCTGATCCACCAAAACCACCTGAACTATTAATTCCGTTAGCGTGGTTAGTTGGGGGTGCTTCCATCAGGTTGATACCTGATCCGAAGGCTTGCTCCTCTCTGAGGAATTTCTCTTGGTTTTCTAGCAGGACGGCCGTAACCGCTTTTCTATGAGGATCTTTGATTTCATCAAGACCTTCATAGTTTAGAAGTGGAGCCCACTTTTCCTGCAACTGTTCTGATTGGAACATTTGCTTTTTTACCTATAAAGTGTTGTTTGAACTAATAATAAGATCAGTTATTTCTTAAATGCTGAAAGTGACTTCAGATAAGCATTCATTGAATTCGAATGTGACACTGCACCTTCGGAATTGTCTACACCTTCTGAGAGAGTTTCAGATTTAGAATTAGGAGTTGCTTTTGAAGTGAAATAAGATTCCTTCAATGTCTCCAATTTTTCACGATAAGATTCTTCACTTTCAAACTCTACACTTTCGGAAAGTGAGGCGAGCTTCTCTTTCTGAGTGGACGCTAATCCATCAGAAACTGATTCAAGAATACCATTAGCAACTGACTCTCCGAGTCTGCTGTTAAGACCGATATTCTTCTCAATCTGCTCATTGAGTTTGGTCTCCATATCATCTAGTTTTTCTACCATGCTCTCTAGCACATCATATTTTTCTTCAGGGATTGATACATAATGTTCTTCAAAAAGACCGCGCATTCCACTAAGGAATGATTCAGTCATATCTGTTTTAAGTCCTTGCTCAACTGCAAGGGCATTTTCGTTGAACCACTCATCGGCAACGTACTCAAGATATGAATCAACTCTTTCGGAAAGTGCAGTTTTCTCTGCATTTAGTTTTTCCTCAAGGGTCTCTTGGTACTGCACATCTAATGCCTCTTTAACTTCGGCGACTTTAGAATTAAGTGCGGTCTCGAAAACAAGCTTTGCTTTTTCGCGGAACTCTTCTGAAAGTTCTTCTCCACCCAATAAAGCATTAACATCATCTTCGATGTTAACTTCAGGTGTTTCAGTGTTCTCTTCCACAGTAGTTTCCTCTTTTTCGGCCACTACTTCTTCAGTAGTGTTTTCTTCTTCAACTACATTCTCGTCAGAAACTTCAGCCTCTTCCTTAGCAGTTTTGCCTTTGCGGTTAGTAACTACGTCACTAACTTGCTTAAGTGTTCCTGCTGGGGTCTTAAGTTTTGCTGAGTCGTCGTCCACCTTGTAATTTTCGGGTGTTGGACCACCAAGGTCTTCCCAAGTTCCACCTTTCGATGTATCGATAGGCATTCCTTTAGCAGCGTTGGCGTTCACAGCAGTCTTAGATTGCTTCGTAGATGAAGCTGTATCGATAAGACCTTCTTCCATTTCTTGTTTTTTACCACGAGACATTTGCTTGTTCTCCGATTCCTGTAGTTAAAATCTATATTTATTTAGAAGTTTTATAAATTTGATAAGAAATCATTAAACAGATTAAGTTTCTGTTCGTCTAATTTTTTCTGATCAACAAGTGTATTGATGGTCTTATAGGTCTTAGTTGCGAACTTCTCACGCAAGATACCCCCATCCCATACCCAATCTTTTCCTTCCATAATTCCAGATACAAATGCATCAGGAGCTGAAGGATCGGCAACGATATCAGCAGCAGTTGCTAACATGAAATCTTCACCAACGACGCTATAACCTTCTTTTGTTTGCTGGAGTGAACCAACACCGCGAGAAGATACGCCAAGTTTTACTCCCTCTTCTACGAGAGATGAAGCAATCTTACCCATTGGAGTACCAAGGATTTTTGCTTTACCAATAAAATTAGATCCATTTTCTCTCAAAGAAACAATCTTATGAGATACACGATCCAAGTTTACTGTCGGACCATCTGGATGTCCTAGTTCGCCAAGTGCTCTACCTGACTGAATGTGATTTTCGTTATACCTACTAACTTCCTTGCGGAGAGTCTCCATAGGATAAACACGTCCATTACGGTTCTTCAAATCTGCTTGAAGGAATACTCCCTCAATATACATTGATTTCTTGCCGTTTTTATTTTCGACTAGAAACTCAACTGATTCAATTTCTTCTCTAATCAGTTTCATTATGCATCCCCGCTTGTTTGAACTTGTTGAACGAATAAGGCACCTTTAGAACCACCAGTTGAAATACCTGACACTCTAACTGATCTATAAAGTGAAGCAGCACATTTTGGATCAAATGCTGTTGCTATACCAGTAGTATTTGCGTCAGTTTGTATTCTAGTTCTAAAGAGTCCAGATGCACCAGTACCAGTATAAACTGCTGTTACTTGAGCATTGGATATTTTAGTATTATAGTTAGAGTCATTTGCATCCACAAGAGTAACTCTATCACCAGTTTGAAATGGCATTTGAGTTCCTTCTGGACAATCAATAGTTGCATTAGCACCCACACTAACAGCAGTAACTCTTTGAGAAGATTTAGTCAACCCAAGAGTTGCCGTACCTCCCGCAGGAATGTAGTAATCAGTGAAAGTTGCTTGTGGATCAGTTCCAATTGCAACGAATGCTGGTGCATCTGTTGCTACTAATCGTAGAACACTAGACTGAACTCTGAAAGCAGTTGAGGTCGAAGCCACCGCTGCTGTTGCAAAAGATTGTCCTGCTCCGACGGGTCTATGTGCCATTACTGTATAACTCTAGATTCATTTTAGTTATTTATAAAATTATTCTGCGCCTGTATCAGCAGCTGCGACTGGAGTTTCCTCCTCATCTGCTTCTGCATCTACTTCAGTTTCAGAATCGACTTCATCATCAACTTCATCTTCCTGATCACCAAATAAACTATTGGCAACATCAGGTTTATATGCATCTATACGTTCTGCTGATTTAGCAAAAAGCATATCCTTGATCTTATCACTAATCTTTGAAGGAGATTCATCCTTAGTGATCATATCCATCAATTCAGCTTGCACATCATTCATATCAGGCATAGTATTTATTAATAAAAATAACAGTCAAATAGTATTTATACTCTTAAAGAGTCAGAGATTATATTTCACCACCCTTTGGTAGTGCCTTACTTCCCATATCTAAGGTTTCACCCTCTAAATCTGGTTCTTGCATAGGTGCTCCCATATCCATTCCAGCAACAGAACCATCTAATGGCATACCTGTTTCTGGGTCTACTGGTATAGAAGGATCTGGTATAACACCATCTTCAATCTCTTTTTCAATGAGTTTATCCTGTTCGATAATCTCCTCATCAGTTTGACGAAGAATATGTCTCCTTACATAGTCCTGAGAATAGTACTTACCAATGTAAGGTTCTGCAGTAGCAGCAACATTAATTCTCTCATTAAATAACTCAACTTCCTTCAATTCAGAGAAGTGATTATCATATAAGAAGTCAAATTGGATATGTTCATTCATTATTTCCCAGTCTTCTGGGGTCACAATATTCTTAAGAATTAACTGTGTTTTGAGCATATCTTCGAACATTCTTGAGAATCTCTTCCTCAAACGTCCTACAAATTTAGTGAATTTTAACTCATCTCTTAATATCTCTGATGATCTTCCCAGGTTGAATCCTCCCTCTCCATCCATTCTTGATGGGGGTACATTGAGCGACCTATATAATTTCTTTTTGAAGTACTCAATATCCGTGATTTCACCAAGGTTCTGACCTCCAGGAAGAGTAGAAATTTCAGTTCCACGGCCTCCTTCGCGTCTAGGCAGCCAGAAATCTTCAAGCATTGCCATGTACTTTTTGTCATCACGGATCTCCCCAGTGTTGGCATCGTAGACTAACTTGTTACGATATCTCATCATCACATCTCGGAGATATTGCTCAGCTTTTACTTTAGGTAAATTGCCGACATCGATATAAAAAATTCTTCTTTCGGGTGCTCTAGATAATCTGTAAATAACAAGACTATCTTCAATCATCCTAAGTTGATTGATTGACTTGATTGCCTTGTGAAGATAAGAGAGTGTTGATCCCTTATTTCTATCTACTAATCCAGAAGTACAGTATGTTACTGCATCCCTAGTCATTTTAATGCCTTGACTATGGCCCTTTGCATTGATATTACCAGTAGGATAAGAACCTTTTGGATTGTATATGAAGTATTCCTCCAGTTCGGGGAATTCATAATCCATAGGATTATCACTGGCCATTTTGTTTATGGCATACTGTGGTCCTTCTTTTTTCTTTTGTTGTCTAACATAACGCATTTTCATTGCGTCAATATAACGCAATTCTTGAATACCTTCTTCAGGTTTCTTAAAGTCGATAACCTTATGATAAAATATTCTACCATCAATATACCAGTTCCTATAGATCTCGTGAGATTTTTTATCAAAATCTAATAGATCTAAGATGTTCTTAAACTCAGCTCTAATCTTCTTTTTAATACCATCACTAGCATTAAGATTAGAAAGTTCAATTTGTACTGGAGTATCGTTAGTATCTGATACGATAGCTTCATTTACAATATCCTCAATAGCACTATCCGCTTCGGGATGAAGTGCCATTTCCCTATACCTTTTAATAAGGTCATACTCAGTTTTGTAAATTCCTT